ATACCGACATTGAAAGTACAAGATCCACCCAATGTGTCTGAACCAATGAATAAACTTGGTACAGCAGCATTTGAAGGGATCGGTGCTAACATAACAATATCGTCATTATCACTATCACCAGCAGCAAGTTCAACTGTTCCATGTGCAGTTCTTAGAACGCCATGAAGTTCAGCTGAGTTGTTAGCAACTTGAGGAGATGCCTCAAAGTTTGCTACTAGATCTGTATTTTTAGTACCCATAACTTTTTACTCCTTCTATTATGATTCAGTTGCTTGTACTTCAACTACCTTATCTTCTTCCATTCTAGTTGCGCCAAAAGAAGCACAGTAGTAAACTTGAGTAGCATAACCTTTGTCAGCTCTCTCATCTATTCTAGCTGTAACATCTTTACCTACACCCAAAGCGATTCCGTCTTGCGCGTAAGCTATGCACGATCTAGTAGTTCCATCTAAAGATAGTCTGTTTGATACGATAAAATTAAAACCAAGAAATTGATTTATTTCACCATTCGCCAATGCTTTAACAGTATTGAAGTCAGATGAAGTAACCTCAGTTGTTCCTAGCAAATCAGTAATTTGTTTTGGTCCAACAATGATGTTTCTTGGAATTGACGGATCAACACTATTTAAATCAAGAGTTTCTTTTGCACTTCTTAATTTAGCAATAGTTAAACCAGTTGAGCCATGTGCGATTGTGTTCGCATTAGCTGTACTAGTTGATCCTGTTTCACCAGTGAACGCTGTTCCTAAAGCGGCACTAATGATTTCATCATCCATTGCTCTTCCCATTGCGAAAGCAGCAGCTTGAGCATAAGACGATGTTGGGTCGATTAAAAGTCTAACTTTATCTTGTTCATCGATAAGATCAGCAAATTCATAATCCACAAGAGATACTCTTCTTCTAGCGTGAGGAGTGTCTATTTGCGGAGTGTCTGAATGTCTGCTAGTTCTTTTCTGAGCTGTTACAGCTCCTACTTGATCAAAGAACGCATTCTTACCTACAACACTTTCAAGTCTAACTTTGTCTCTTAATAACGATCCCATTTGTTGAGATAGCATTTGAATGTTAGCAGAATACTGCTGCACAAATGCTGTTGTTACTTGAGTTGACATATTAGTCTCCTTATTTGTCAGTTAGTTTAAACAAAACAGAAAAGTTATCTGTCGATTGACAGGCATCTCTTGCATTTAAAGTCTGTTAGACTAGAGTCTATTCCTTCTTGTCAGTAAGGTTCTTACGAATTGTCTTACCTTTAACCCATTTATAATAATTTTCGCATATTGGCAAGGGATCTTTTTTTTGATACTCCGTACCAGTTTCTTTTACGATACGGAGTATTTCTAATCTTATCTCTTCGTTATTTAAATGATCATTTGACATTTATCATTGACCTCAATGTATATACTTGTTGAACAATCTTATCATGTTCTGGATGACCTTTGTTCCAATATGGACCAGTTCTATCATTCATAATCCTAGATATTTCTTGTTCAATATCTTTACCTTGATCAACATTTTCAGACTCAGTTGAAACAATTTTATCTTCAGACATCATGTCTGCAATTTTTGCAAAGCCTTTTACAATGTCTGGATGATCTCCAAGTTTGATTCCAGTTTTTAACTGCATCTCTAAAACATCAACACCAAGATTAGCCTTTGCTAATGATTTTGCTTTTTCAACATTATTATCAAATGCTTTACCCCACTCTTGTCTAAGTTGTTGTTCAGATTCAGCTCTTGAAGTTTCTATATCTATTTTTGTTTGTTGATCAGAACTCTCCATAATAGCTTTATAATATTCTAATATGCCTTGAGCTTGTTTATTGTTCAATCCAAGTTTATGAGAAGTTTCAGCAAATTTTTTTACTTCCGCTTCATCTATTGGAGCAACTTCAGATTTTAAATCTAATTTATATTTCTCAGCAGATTCTGGTCTACCAAGTTTAGTATAAACTTCATTCCATTGATCTTCAGTTGAGTTTTCGTTTGGCACTGCAACCTTATCTTGACCAATCATTCTTGTTGCATTGATATAAGATTTAGCTAACGCATCAATCTCTGTAAACTTAGATATGTTTGGATCATTTCTAAATTCTTCTGAGATTGCTTCCTTCCAAGATTTTGCAACAGTTGGTTGCTCAGTTGTAGAAGAAATAGGTTGTTCAGTTTGTTTTTGTTCAGTCTGTTGTGTTGCTTCTGTAGTAGGTTGTGTTGTCTCTGCTACAGGCACAGCTTCCTGTGTTATCTGTTCTTGTGACATAACTATTTTCCTTTTTCATTATCGTTTTGTAGCATTGATTTAATAAATAGAAGTACGCTACGCTGACCTTCCATATATGCACTTTCATGACTATCGCCTTTTACATTTGTGGTTGACATGAAGTGACATCTTTTTTCTAAATCAGACATGACAAGTTTACCTTCATCTGAATTAAAAATCTGTTTGTATGCCTCTCTTAATGCTTTAATTTGTTTTTCTAATTGTTTTATTTGTTCCATTATTCAGCTTCAGCATTAGCAATAACTTTAGCTTCTTCTGGTAAAACTTTTGCTAATGGTGCTACTTTTCCTCCTGCTTCTGCAAGTTGTTGTACTTGTTGCATTTGTTGCATTTGCTCTTGTTGTTGTTGTGCTTGTTGTCTTTCAACATTTAATTGATTTTGTGGTTTTAATATTTTTTGTGGAACACCCACAATATCTGCTAAGTGTCTAACAAGTTTATCCATATTGATATGTTCAAATACTGGAGCAACATTAGATAATGATCCCATAATCTCTATTGCTCTCATGATTGATTGCAGCTCTGTAGACTTTTGAGCTTTTGCTAATGGAGATACATATTCAATTTCAATATCTTGACCTTGTAAAAATTCAGGTATTGGTGCAAATAAATTTTTTCTTAGAATAATATTAAATGTTCTATCTATCAATGGCTTCAATAATTCAGATTGCAGTCTTCCTAATACTGGTCCTAACAATCTCATCTTCTCTTCGTTTCTTTGTATAACTTCTGTTGCTGTCATTTGAGGACCTTGTTGCAACATTAATTGATTTACATAGAAAGCATTTCTAATTGAGTTTCTTCTTTGCTCTTCCATATTCAAACCAAGAGGTGTGTTTGCTCCAATGTTTAACGCTTCAATTCTATCTCTAGTTCCTGATCTATAAAAATTCAAACCTCCAGGAACAGTTCTTACTGGTAAAATAAATCCATCATCTGGAACAAGTAAAGGTGGGTCTACTTGTTTCTGTGCAGACTTAATTGTAGTTTTTGACATTTCATTTAGCATTTTTACATCTGGCAATGCAGTCATTGCTGGAGATCTTCCGTATATCTCATGTGATGCTTTTAAATATCTTGGTACTACAAAAGGGAATTCTCTAAATCCAGAAACAGATAATTCATCACCACTTGCGTATTCAATGTATACAGATTCAAATGGCATATTAGATTTATCTTTTTTGTTAGGATTAAAATCTTGTCTTGGATAAACTGCATGAATTATTTCTATTTCATCATAAGGATCTTTTGCATTCACTGTATCTACTTTAGTTGAAACAGCAGAACCAAACTGTTGTATTGCAGCTCTAGCTGATATTTTAAATTTTCTATATACTGTATCTATTCGACCCTTACTATTTTCTGCGATATAAATTTCATTTATGTGTCTTGTTGAAAATTTTAAAATATCTTCATCATCTTCTTCGATAAACATTGAAGCTGTACCAAAAGTAATTAAGTCATGATACAATTCAAATATCTCTTGTTGAAAGTTTGATCTATTAAAAGCTGCATACATTGTTTCTGTTGCAGACTCTAACCATTCTTTTGCTTCATCTTCTTGTTCTAATTCATCTTTAAATCTTAAAGAGAACCAAGGAGTAGAAGGGTTAGTCAACATTCCATGTAGGGATGCCGCTAACAATTCTACAGCTTGTAACGGAGAAGAATCAAAAATAAGTTCAGTTCGTTTATCACCTTTAGATCTAAGTTTAGTTACATCTGCTTTTCTTGGCATCATGTAATCTGCAACCTCTTGCCAATGTGTTTCCCAATTTTGTCTTTGAGAATATAAACGATCAAATCTTTTTAATAATGATTTTGATAATTCTGTTTTTGCCATTTTAACCTAATAAACTTTTCTTACCAAGTGTAACATCTTTTTCTTCTACACCAACTGAGCTAGTCATTATAGTAGCTGATCTACCTCTTCTTTTTTCTTTTCTTCTATTATAAGTATCAACAGCTTTTGCTGCTGGTGCAGCTTGTGCGGCTGCTTTAATTTGTTTTCCTTGTCTTCTAATTAATGGAAGTGCAACACCCATATTAAACTCCAAATGTTAAAGATGATTTTGTTTCAGGTTTTGTTTCAGATTTAACTTCTGCTTTTTGCACTTCGTTTTCATAAGTCTTATCCTCTTGCAACACTAAAACTTCTTCTATCTTTTTAGGTTTTGATTTAACTTTTGCTTTTGGTTTTTTCTTAAAAATTTTTTTAATCTTTTCTAACATTATGATCCTAATAAAGTTTTCTTTTGAATTTCTGGTTCTTCTACATCACCCATAGGTGAAGTTAATATTGTAGATGCTCTACCTTTTCTTTTTCTTAATTTAGCATTTTGTTCATCTCTTATTTTTGCCTTTTCTTCATCAGTTAATTCTGGAGGTTCAGGTGCTGGTTGAACTGGTGGCAAATTTGGCATTCTTGGTCTAAACAATGATCCCATATTAAATAATCCTGTATTCATTATCTGCTACACTTTGCGGAGCAGATTGTCTAGTATTTAATTCTTGTAGTCCAACAGATAGATACCTCATGGCATCACAAGCGTGTGAACTCCAATCATGTACAGGCTTTGACCTAAACATTCTGTTTTTGTCAATATACTTCCTGTGGTAATGTCTTAACGCATCTATCAAGTTTTTGCAATGGTCAACATCAATGTAGCATCTTGGCAAGGTCATTGTGGTTGCATGTATCCCATCTTCTAGCGGAATCTTTGGCACAACTTTGAACCGCACACCCAGTTGATAGGCTACCTCTCTTCTAGTTTTGCCATTACTAAAATCTGTAACTTCAATGTCATGTGGTGCAAAATGATCTTTGTAAATGTAATCTTTATCTTTTATTACCTGCACATAGTGTGGTAGACCTTGACCTCTTTCTTCATGATAATCAATAACATTTACTGCTCGACCTAATTGTTGAAAAAATATAATTGAGCTATGATCTGAGACTCCAAGATCCCATGCTGTTGATACAGGCAGTGAAGGATCGTAAGGAACTCTTGTAAGCTGCCTTTTGTTTTCCATGTCTGCTATAATATCTCCGTAAATTGCTCCTTCAATGTTGGCAATCCAATCACACTCAAACTCTTGCATAAACTTCTTTTCACCCATGATTTCTTTTGCCTTGTCTAATTCCTCTTGGTCGACAATTTTTGTATCACTAGCTTTTGCCTTGTAGTTAAACCAATCATCCGCACCTTGTGCGTGTTGATATAGTTCATAAAAGTTATTGTTCATTCCTTGTGGCGTACCAATAAATACGCAGTAACCTTTTCTATCTGATAGTGCTGGTCTAATTATTTCTGGAAATAATCTATCATTAACATTTGCATACTCATCAATCACACACCCATCTAGGTATATACCCCTCAAGCCATCTGAGTTTTCTGAGCCTAGCAAGGTGATACGAGAGCCATTAGGTAGATCAACTCTCAGTTCTGTTTCATTAAACTTTGTGTATGGGATTTTTGCAGTGAACTGTTTCATGTAATCCCAGGCAATAGACTTTGCTTGTTTGAATGTTGGCGCAATGTAGGCAAATCTTGGGTTTTTATTTTTAGACAATAATGCTGACCTAATAAGGTGATTTATCATGCACACTGTTTTGCCGAACCTACGATGACAAACTAATACATTCCATCTAAATCTTGATATTTGTTTATGTAATAATGCTTGATGCCTTCTTGGCGTGTAAGGTATTTTTATATCCATACATTAGTGAATAGAACTACTATAATTATCTTCTCCAAAAGGTGTGTATTCAAATCCTATTTTTGACATAACATATGCAGTAAATAATTGTGCAGCATCATAATTTGGCATACCAAAGAATCTAATTACAACATCGTTGTTTTTTTCTTCAATATAGCAAACACAATCTAAATCTTCTGATGAAAAATAGTTCATATACCATATCTAGTCTATTTAGAATTATTTTAAAGTAAAAATTAATCTGTGCAAAACTAAGCAAAGCTGTCTGTGTAAGGGAGTCCTCGAGTCCCATGTATATATATGTATATAACGCACAGCGCGTTCTGGGTGGTACGGGGGTGTCGCGTCTGTAAAATGTAGTCAGGTCCTGTAATATATATACGCTGTGGTGTTCTGATACTTTATGATTATCGCTAGTAATAATAAAAAACTTTTAAATGGTTGGTATAGTTTAGAATAATTCTAATCCGATACTATAACGCCAACGCCAGGCGTGGCGCTGTGATATTAAATTGTAACTTTATACTCCACTCACTCCTTTAATATTACAATTTATTACAACACCAATACTTGTTGCATAATTACAACAGTTGCATCCTTGCAACATGTGACAATACTGTACTTGTAATAATATCCTTTTTGTATATTATTAATTTATAAACAAATATGAAAGGATCTAAAACAATGGAACAATGGTTTAAAACTTTATCAATAAAAGAGTTATCAACTTGGATTAAAAATTTTGATAATCCAACTTTAAGTGAGTTTTTAAATAGAAATCATAAACCCACTAGAGAAGATATAAAAACAGCTAAAAAAATATTAAAAAATAAAAGAGCATATTTTAAAGCTCAATTAAATAAAGATACTCATATATCATTTTAATATTAAACAATTAAACCCCTAATAATTAATTTTATTGGGGGTTTTTTTTATGTTGACAATAAGATATTATTATACTAAAAGGTGATAAAACAACAATGAAAGGGAAAAACAATGACAAAAGAAAAAAAATGTTCTGATCTAGTACATCAAAAATATCAAGATACATTAAAAGATTATCAAGACGCTTTTGATTATTTTGAACAAGATGAAGACAAAAGAAAAAACAAAGAAGATTATGAAGGCTACGAAGATTTTTTCGACTATGTAAATCAATCTGGATTAAGTTTTGATTTTGTAAGCGTTGATACTTTTGAAGATCAAGACAGAGGATATTGGCGTTTTCAAATGTCTTGGGGTGGTCCTTCTGATGAGTTTAGAATTTATACAGATGAACAAAACAACATAGACTATATCGAATATTGGTATTTAGATTGGTTTGATGGTTCTTCTATTCGTGTTCATGATGATGTTATATATCATATCTGTGAGATGTTTTTAGAGTGTTCAGAGCCTCAAGATCCTTGTGATATATGGAAACTTGAAGAAGATGAAGATGTTGCATAAAATAATAATTGACAATATACAAAATATATATATTATTAATTAAAAACAAATGAAAGGGAAAAAACAATGAAAGATATACTATATAAAATGCTATTCTTAGCGGTATCAGTTGCAGCTAGTGTAACTGTTATAATGTTTGCTTTGCATCAATGGACAGTTTCAACAGGGGGTGCAATATGAAAAAGTATCAAGTTAATATTGAAGAGCTTGGATATGAAAATATTATCGAGGCTGAAAACGAGGATGAGGCTGAGATTGAGGCTTTTGTTGATTGTAAAATGAATTTGCAGGAATATGTAACAGCAACAACAGAAGAAATAAAGGGGGAATAATGAAGATAGATTGGTATGAATTAAAAACATTAGAATTACATTACAGAAGAGAGTGGATCTGTTTTGTAGTAGGTTTTATATTAGGTTTAATAATATTTTAAGGGGGATAAATGACAAAAAAAATAATAGTAGCTGATAGGTTTATGACTTTAAAAAGTGTAAAACCTTATAAATATTGCAATGTTTGTGATCATCATAATGATTATGTTTGTTTTGATCACGAAAATGAACAAATAAAAAAAGTATATCCTGATTGTGAATATACTGAAGATTGTGAGTGGGTTATTAATGAATAAACAACTTACACAACAAAATTTATTAGAGCTACAAAAACAAACTTTAATAAATATATTGAGTAGTAAAGGAATTATTTACACTCATTATAAAAACAAACAGAGAGGAAACAAATGCAAGAAATGAATCAAATAAATAATTACATTGCTAAAATTCATAAAAAATTTATGAATGTTAAAGCTACAAATGAAGATCACATGGTAAGAGATTTGTGGTTTGCAATGAATATATTAACTTTGGCTTTTAATAATCTTCATAGGTGGTCTAAAACAACTACTAAACCACAAAAAGCATTCGAAGATATGGTAAAAGAACATTTAAAAAAATATAAAATGAAATAAAATTAATCTTTAATTTCAGTAGTTGTCGAGGGTACATCCTCGGCAGCTACATCAATCAAGTCTGGGGTGTCCTCCCATTGAACTCTTAATGTAGTATCCTGCTTGACTTCTTGCTTAGTTCTTTCAACAAACAAAGAAGATAGTCTAGGCGCTAACCATTTAACATAGTTTTGTTTTTCCCTTAAAAATAATAGTTCCTGGTTTGTTAGTTCAGTAGTATCACTTGCAAAGATAGCCAATAATTTTTCAACTAAAGTCTTGATACCTACTTCTTGAGCCTTCAAAAACTCATTTTTAAACTTTGGGTTTTTGTCCAAGTACCTGTAAAAAAGCATCGAGTTGGTCTTTAAGATGTCTCTGATTACGATATGAGGAATTCCGCCATCGTAAATAGTGGCGAGTAAAGTATTTTGTTCGGTATCGTTTAGACTTAGCTCGTTCTCTTTCTTCGAGGATATACTTTTTGATTTCGTCATCTGTTTTATTTTTAAAGTTCTTTAAGTTTTTTAGAATATTTATTTTCTTTTGTATAGCAACATTCTCATTTCTGTATAAGCCTTTATACTTCCTAGTCTTATGATCCCAACTGTGTGATCCATTATGGTATGTACAAAGATATTTTTTTTTAGTTGGTGTAAAATAACCTTTACAAAGACAGGGTTTTCCAGAGTGCCTTGCGATTGCCTCACACCTAATTTTTATTTTCATTTTTAGGTTTACCTTTCCAATCTAAATTATTTCGTTTATTATATTCAACCTTTTCCCTGTATCTTGGATTAGACATCTTTCTAATTTTAGTTAATGCAGCAATCACTTTATTAGAATCAACATAATTTTTTGAGCCAGTGTTTTCCTTTTGTTGTATGGCTAACTTACAGTAATAAGGGTTGTTGTTTTCTAAAATTAATTTATTCAGCTCGGCAGTAGATAGTCTCGTAAGTTTAGAAATTATTTCTTCTTTAGAATCATTCTTATCTACCTTTATACTACCTATGTTATATTGATATGTTGTTTCTTCTAATATAGCTCTTTTATTTACATTAGATAGATCATTATTTACTATCATAGCTTTTTCTTCCTTTAAAAACTTATCATTTACAACATAAGTCTTTCCAGATTTACCTCTTATGGATTTTATTACATTCATCTTTTCTAAAGTATCCAAACAACGCTTGATAGTGGGTCGTGAAAGCTGTGTGTCCTTTTCCAAAGTGGCGTGTCGTATATGGCAAGTGTAATTGTTTTTCTTCCAAGCATATTTAAGCAAAGCAAGATAAACACATAAACAAGTTGCCTTTCTTTCGCCTAATTTGTCCAAATGATGGTACAATTTATAAGTTAAATGTAAAAAACCCCTAGTTTTTAACATATTTACATACCTTTTGATGTTGGTCCTGCAAGTCTCGTAAAACAGAGACCCACTTCTCCTCAGACATAGTGATTAGCGGAGCATTTGGGGTGTCTATTCGCCTAACTTTGAATTCTAGGCTATCATGGGTGCATTTTTTATAAAATACAAGATACGCAGGGATATGACAGGATTTGGCTATCCAACGAGTAACATTAGTATATTTGACATAGTTTCCAGTATCATATACTGTTTCGATTAATGCCAGTGGTTGCCAACAACCTTTATTATAGCAGCACTCAACAGAGTCTACATCCACCATAGCTATGCCATTATACTTTCTATGAAATTTAGAATATAAGTCTTTATCAAAATACTTTGCGTATCTCATTTATCCTTTAAGCAACAAGAACTTTTTCTATTTTTTTCTTATAGCATCTTGCAATATCTTCTTTTGTTTTTTGAGCATATCAATCTTTTCTTGTAATTGTGTTATTTCATAATCTTTTATACTGTTATCAGTTGTAAGAATATCTATAGTTTTTTCTAAATCAGCATCACCTCTTTGCTTATCAGCTTTTAATTTTTTTAATTCTTTTTGTAGCTCCTTTACCTTATCAACAGCCTCTATCTCTTCGATCATTCCATCATAGGTCATTTCAATACCTCTATCTTTTTAACTACTGATCTTGGGTAAACTGTGGTGTTGCCAACTGTTAATGTTCCATCATCATCAAAACTATGCGATGCAAAAATAATTAATTTCTTTTGGTCCTTATACAATAAATAACCTGTATCTTCACATATAGATGGCACTTGGCTTTTTGCTTTTTCTAAAGACGACCATTCTGACGAACTTACGATGTCCTGCCAATATATTTTTACTCGTTTATATGGAAACTTATTTGCTTTCTTCATTTTTCCACCATGCTTTATAAAGATCTTCAATGGTTACTCTACCTTTGGTTACTTCTAAAATTTTTTTTACAACATCTGGTCTTGGAAATCTTTTCTCCTTACTTTCTAGGCAATAGCGTTGACTATTAGTTGCAGGATTTATAGACTTAAATCCAAGCATAGTTCCTAATTTATAGTGTGATATGTTTTCTTTTTTACGCCATTCTTTGAGCGTCATGTTTTCTCCTTTGTTTAATTATACTATGTGTATTTATATAGCATGGTTTTTTTGTTTGACAACCATTAAATAACTGTTATTTATATTGAAAAACAAATGAAAGAATATTTTAATAATTTTAATGGTGGTAAAGGATTAGACCATTGGTCGCCAAGCTCCTCTCAAAACTTTACAAGGTTCTTAATTAACTATTCTTTACCGCAAGAAGTAAGAAGATCATTTAAGATAAGATACAAAGCACCCTTTGGTAATCTTACAAATAACACAGCTCAGAGATTAAAATGTGAAATACTTTATGAAGGTGATAAAAAAATACAATTAGCAAACAAAGATTATGATGATGTGTTCAATCAAGAGCTTACAAAAATAAATAAAAACAGCGAACCAG